TCATGAACACCCTCTGGTGCTTTTACTCTAACTATAGATCCTAACGATCAACAAAAATGGTATTTTATAAGTAATAACACTGGACAAACTGCTACTATAAAACAGGGCGGTGGTTCGGGAACCACGGTTAGTATGGCAACAGGCACATCAGCTATTGTATATGCCGATGGTTCTGGTTCCAATGCGAATGTAGGTAATATATCCACAGATGTTCTAGGAGACACATCTCCACAACTAGGCGGTAACTTAGATACAAATGGTAAGAACATAAACTTTGGTGATTCTGCTACAGCTGGAACAGATGACACACTTCAGTTTGGAGCATCTCAAGATTTAAAAATATATCATCATGCAACAAATGGTTCTTTCATAGTTGACAGTGGAACTGGCAATTTAAATATTTCTGCTAGTCAAGTATCTTTATTAGGTGGTGCTGATGGTGCAGAAACAATGGCAACCTTTGTTGACAATGGTGCTGTATCTCTTTATCACGATAATAGTGTTAAGATAGCTACCACTAGCACTGGTGTAACAATCACGGGAAGCATAGCCAATGCTTCTGGAGATATGACATTAGATGTAGCAGGAGATATCATACTTGATGCTGATGGTGCGGATATAATATTCAAAGATGCTGGCACAGAAATAGGTCGATTTAGTAATACAGCAAGTAATTTTGTTATGAAATCCGCAGTTTCAGATAAAGATTTAATATTTAAAGGCAACGATGGTGGCTCCGAAATAACAGCATTGACAATAGACATGTCTGCTGCAGGAGCAGCAACATTTAATAATGATGTAACTGCTTTTTCCGATAAACGATTAAAAACAGACATAGAACCAATAACAAATGCTTTGCCTAAAGTTATGCAAATGCAAGGTGTGTATTACAAAAGAAACGATGTAGAAGACGCTAGAGAACAAGTTGGTGTTATAGCACAAGACATGGAAGCGATTGTACCAGAAGTTGTGTTGACTGCCGATGATGATATGCAAACCAAATCTGTTGATTATGGAAAATTATGTGCTGTTCTTATAGAAAGCATAAAAGAATTAAAAGCAGAAATCGATGAATTAAAGAAGAAATAATCATGGCGTTAACTGGATCTGGAGCAATAAGTTTTGCCAACATAAGGGATGAATTTAGTCCTGGGAGTAACACGCCTGTTTCTATGGGTGACTATTATCGTCAAGGAACCAAGATCAAAGCCAAGGCTGGAAACAATACTGCTACACATTTAGCTGCTAATGTTCCTACAAGTGGTGCTTTATCTCTTAGTGATTATTATGGAACAGGTATAGGTTTTCAATTTACCATAACTTCTGACACAACCAATCAAAATGCATCAACTATATTTGGTGATGATTTCACTCTTGATTATCCTAAGTTTATAGTTGTTAACTCTGGCGTTACTGTAGGAGCTACAACCACAAGCACTTATGCTATCAATGTTCCATCTGGGGGTACTGGAGATATTACTATAACAAATAATGGTAATATATATGGCAAAGGTGGAGCAGCTGGTGGTGGTACTGGAGGTGATTCTATATTTGTAGGTACTGCTTGTAACATAGTTAACAATGGTAACCTCAAATCTGGTGGTGGAGGAGGTGGTAACGGAGGCACTGGTGGTAATGGTGTTGTCGCTGCGAATGCTTCTTTAAATAATTTTGTGGATGAAGGTGGAACACCTTATGGTTCTGGAAACACACCTAACAATGATGCACCATCTTGGTTTGATGCAGGATCAAAACCTGGATATGGTGGTAGTAATGATTTAAATGGTCAAGGTGTTGTCGGTGACAGAAAATGGTGTGGTGTAGATTTAAATGCTTTACAATCAGGTAGAGTTAATAATAGTTGGGGATTTTTTACCACTTCAAGTAGTTTTAGAGGATCTCTTGCCAATAGAGGCCCCTTTTATTGTTCCTTTCAACTAGGTACAACTGGGACGTATACTTTAACCAGTGCCACATTAAGTGCAGATTATGGTAGTGGTTATGGAAGTCCTCAAATAAATATAAGCACAAGTAATACATCTGCTAGTCAAGGACAAGGTGGTGGCACTTATACAGGTGGTCAAACCATGAACTTGAACGGGAATACCACTTATTACTTAGTCGGATATTTAAGTAATATTGGTGGTGGCACTAATTTATACTACAATAATTTTGATTTTAATTTTAGTTTACAAGTAAAATCTATTACATCTGGTGGATCAGCAGGTGCAGGTGGTGTGGGCGCAGGCTATAATCAAAGTGCAGGTTCAGGCGCATCAGGGGGGTCAGCTGGCGGCGAGAATGCAGGTGCTGGCGGTGCTGGTGGTAATGGTGGTGCGTTAGGCGCAGCAGGTAGCAACGGTACGGCAGGAGGTAATGGATCAGGAGATAGTATTTCTTTTCCCTCAAGTGCACCAACAAATGGTGGGGGTGCTACTTCAGGGGGAGCTGCAGGTAACTACATAAACGGTCTAAGTAATGTTGTTACACTTAATAATTCTGGAACACTAGCAGGGAACACAGCATAATGCCTATTACTAAATTAAAATTTAAACCAGGGATTGTTTCTGATATTACTGCCGAGAGTAATGAAGGTGGTTATATTGATGGAAATAAAGTTAGATTTAGGTTTGGTTTCCCCGAAAAAATAGGGGGTTGGACAAAATACACTACAAGTACTTTTGAAGGTTCAGCTAGACGTTTACATAACTGGGTGACTCTTGATGGTGCAGACTTATTAGGTATAGGAACAAACTTAAAATATTATATAGAAGAAGGTGAAGGTTTTAATGACATCACACCAATAAGAGCCACAACGAGTGCTGGTGATGTAACCTTTTCTGCGACAAATGGCTCAACAACAATAACTGTTTCAGATCCCGCTCATGGTGCTAATGAAAATGATTTTGTAACATTTTCTGGTGCTGTTAGTTTAGGTGGTAATATTACTGCTGCTATTCTTAACAAAGAATATAAAATTATATCGGTTGTAAGTTCTAATTCATATACAGTTACATCAACTATTGCAGCCAATGCTTCTGACACAGGTAATGGTGGATCTAGTGTTGTTGGAGCGTATCAATTAAACACAGGTCTAGATGTGACCGTTGGTGGTACTGGTTGGGGGGCTGGGCAATGGAGTGGCACCACAAGCGGTGCTTTAGCAACAACTTTAAATGAAGATTTAGATGCAATAGAAACAGGAGTTGATGTTGTTGATGAGACAGGAATGACAACCGAAGGTGACATTGTTTTGATAGGTAATGAGCTAATGCTTATCACTGCATCCGCAGATGATAACACTTTAGTTGTTACTCGTGGACACAGTGGTACTACAGCCACAACACATAGTAATGGATCGTTGGTTCAACTAGCTGTAGGTAATACTTTACCTACAGATGACTTTGTAGGATGGGGCAGTTCTGCATCGATCACGGTTCCTGGTGCACAGATTAGATTGTGGTCACACGATAACTTTGGAGAAGATCTATTAATTAATATAAGAGACGGAGCGATATACTATTGGGACAGAAGTGGTGGAGTAGCTGCTAGAGCAGTAAACTTGGTTGATGTAGCTGGAGCTAATAATGCTCCTACCATTGCAAAACAAGTAATGGTTTCCGATAACTCTAGACATGTGATAGCGTTTGGCACCAATACTATTGGAACTGCGGTCCAAGATCCTTTGCTCATACGGTTCTCTAGCTCAGAGTCTTTAACAGACTGGGCTCCGACACCAACCAATTCAGCGGGAGATCTAAGAATAGGTAGCGGATCAACCTTTGTTACAGCGATAGAAACGAAACGAGAGATCGTAATTTTTACCGACAGTACGTTGCATTCCATGCAGTTCTTGGGCGCACCGTTCTCTTTTGGTATTCAACCTTTGTCTACAGGCATAACAATCATGGGACCTAACGCCGCCGTTGCAGTTGAGGACGCTATATTCTGGATGGGGCAGGATTCTTTTTATCTATATGAAGGTGGAACCAAACAGCTTCCTTGTATGGTCAAGGAGAAAGTATTTTTTGATTTTGATTACGGTCAAAAAAGTAAAGTCTACGCTGCTCATAACGCAGAGTTCTCAGAAGTAACTTGGTATTATTGTTCCGACACTAACTCTGTCGCTAATGGCGGCACTGGTCAGAATAATCTTTACGTTACTTATAACTATT